AGACCAGATATAGAACAACTGGATCTGTTTGTAAAGAACTTTGCACAGTTATATGATCTAGGTGTTAAGACAGTTACCCTTCCACATACTAGTTGGCTTAGCACAGGTATAATTCAAAAGGAATTTCCAGAATTAAAAATCAAGAATACAATACTCAGGAATGTCACTAAACCAAATGAGATAGTTGCTCTTGCTAAAGCAGGTTTTCATTACATCAATCTTGATAGAGATTTGATGAGAGATAGGGAAGCATTAAAGAAGATAAAGAAAGCAAAAGAATATTGTGCTGAGATTGGTAAACCAGTAGAGTTATCTCTATTGGCAAATGAGGGTTGTTGGGGTGGATGCTCTATGATGGATGAGCATTATCATTTCAATAATACAAGGACAGAACAAACTCCTCAGTATTTCAATGATCCTATCAGTACTCATTCTTGTTCACTATGGGATATAGAAGATAACTCTCATGCATTAAAGGCAGCTAACTTACCTCCATGGAGAGAGGATTGGGAAGAGTTCCTTGACCTTGGCATAGATGTATTCAAGATGCATGGTAGGGAAAATGGCATGAAGTTAATGGAGTCTATGCAGATGATAGAAGCATGGGCATCTGAACATGAACTTGTCACAGGTGATTTTAAAGAGTACATGGAGGATCTTGCGATACCAGATAGTCCTATTGCTCTATGGAGAGAGAAGATAAAAACATGTGGTTTTGAATGTTGGGACTGCAACTACTGTGAAGCAGTCGTTGATGCACACCTCAAGAAACAAGGAAGACCTACTACTGTTGATGACTATACTCAGAGAGTGTTGAAAGCAATAGACGATGGTAACACACAGACATCTAACTTTGAACCAGAAGGATATAGTATTCAAGGACTATCATCAAACAGGATAAGACATTTCCTTAATAGTCTTTGTTCACATGATGATGCAGTATATCTTGAACTTGGTACTTATACTGGTAGTACATTCTTTGCTGCTACCATGAACAATAAGGCAAAATGTATTGGAGTTGATGACTTCTCAGAACCAAATGTTAAACCGATAGTCGATCGTGGTATGTGGACTGAGTGTGGTAATCCTTATGATACCTTTGTTAACAACTGGCAGAAGTATGAGAATGGTAATGCTGCATTTGTTAAATCAAGTGTTGAGGAACTAACTGAAGAAGACTTTGGTGGTAGTAAAGTCAACATCTTGTTTTATGACGCAAATCATGATATGATGGTACAGATGAACAACTTAAATCATTTGTTACCTTTCCTCGATGAGAAGTTTATTCTTATTGTTGATGATGCTAACTTTGATGGTGTTGTTGAAGGAGCAGTATCATGGGCTCAGGAGAACAACTTAAAATGTTATCTTGAGAGAAAGATCCTAAGTAGTGTTATTGAAAGTCCAGTCCATTGGTGGAATGGTATTCATGTAATGGTACTTGAAAAGGATGACACAGTAAAACAATACATTAGCGGTAATTAATTATGAGTGCATGGTATGTAATTTTTTGGACAGTGCTTACTATTGTCCTACTAAGACAACTTGGTGTATTTAAAAAATGAAGATAGTAGATCCTAAAATGTTGGAAACTCATCACCCAAAGGATTGGGAAGTTGAGCAACTTCATATCGGGAGTGCAAAGAACAGGGTCATTAAGATCAGAAATTTCTTTAAGAACCCAGAACAGGTAAGAGCATATGCACTAGCAACTGATTATGTCAATACAGTTAGTGGTCAATTCTCTAATCTACCTGGCTATGTGTGCAAGTTAGGACACATAGCAAATCAGTTCTACCCTAACTTCAAGTTCTTATTGGCAACTTACTTTGAAGCTGATAAGAAGATCATGCTTCAACCAGAGTTCTCCCACTTCACATTTCAAATGTATGAGGTACAGGAGAAATGTCGTATGTGCAGTCTAGCACCACATACAGATGACACTCACTATGCTGCTGTGTTATCATTAAACTTTGATGAGGAGTTGATGGATACTAAGTCAGGTACTGCATTCTGGAAAAGTAAAGAGTTCCAAGAAGAGTATGTGTCATCTGACAAGAACTATCGAACATCAAGACTTGCTAACAAAGTAAGTGCCTTTGTTAACTTTGACCCATCACAATACAAATCTAAAGACTGGGAAAGGTATCATGTGGAACCACATGAGTTTAATTCTTTGCTAGTATATGAAGGTAGAATGTGGCACTCACCGTACTTTGTACAGGACGGATGGGATACAAACCGCCTAACCTTCAATGCATTTCTGCACTAAATAGTACACTTATCATTCTAAAACATGGACGCTGAGACAATGGTGAAGGACTTCACCGATCAATTAAAAGAACAAAAGGCAACAATCGTTGAACTTGAAAAGCAACTATCAACTCGTAAAGACCAAGTACTGAGATTGGAAGGAGCAATAGAAGCATTAAATATGACACTCAAGAAACCAGAGGAAGGAATACCAGATGCCCCTACGACCGAATAAAGCTTCAGAGATAGGAAAGTCAAGTCAACTCAGACAACAGGAGCATGTAAATTCTAGACAGTTTCATATTCCTTTTGATGGGACTATGGAGACTTGCCCCTATAAAGTAGGAGAATTTTATAATGGTAGAACTATTATATCAATAGGAACCACAGAGAATGTCTATGGACACTACTATCATTTAATAATCGAAAGAGATAAGACACACCTCAGAACCAAGTTTCAATTCGATTCTAAACATGATTTGAAGTTCTCCAAACCAGTAGAGAGGATGGCAAAGCTACCTACTGAAGGGGAGATAAAAAAATTGATGGCACAGACAGAATAGGAAATTCACTTTTTGATTCCATTTTACCCGAAAAAATTTTTCGGGTATTTTTTTGTCCTAAGGTTTTTGCGACTAAATAGATCTGAAGGATTATAGTGCCAATACTAATGAAGCGAGTAGTCGTAAGGGTAGCTGATAGATATAGTCTGGATTCGGCTGTAAAAGGTATCCAAGACATATATGGGTTTCTTACATTTGTAACATCCTATAGAAGTTTTTCAATCATAACTTTTGATTGCCCAGAGAAGTATGAGTCTGGGTTGATAGAGAAGTTACGTGCACTTTCTGTTGTCAAGAAAGTAACATGGGATGAACAAGCATTCTCTCTAGACCCTGTGGACACAGGTGCTTTAGCAATAGATACCAGTGGATCAACAAGTTTAAATACTACTGGTGAAAACACTGCGACTTCTAATACTAGAAACTTAACAGGTAGTGGTACTGGAACCATATATGTAAAGGTTCAGAACATAGCAGGTAATAATTACTATACATTCTCATCAAGTCAAGGCGGTACATATTCAAGATATAATAACCAGACTGGTTTCTTACAAGGAGCAACATATACATTTGATCAGTCAGACACATCAAACGCTAATCATCCACTAAGATTTTCTTTAACTCCAGACGGTATACACACTACAGGTGGTTCTGAAATGACCACAGGTGTGACTGTATCAGGAACACCAGGTCAGGCAGGTGCAAGTACTGAGATAGTTATTGGTACAGGTACACCATCTGTCTTATACTTCTATTGTACTCTTCATTCTGGTATGGGACGATATGGTGCAGTTCCAGACAGGTTCGGTACAATCAACGTACATGATTACTGGCACTTAGATAGACTATCAAAACAAGACAGGCAATATTTAAACAATCAATTTAGTTTCAACCAGTCAGGAGATGGAGTTGACATCTATGTACTTGATACAGGTGTGCGTGGAGCAAGTAGACCAACTGGTAACAACGCTGCTCTTCACCCTGAGTTGTACGACCCAGACTTTGTATCTGACTTAAATGGTACTTCAGAGCAACAGAACTATAGGGTATATGAGGTTACTGGATATACAAGTCCATATAGTACTAACGAAGATGACAATGGACATGGTACATATTGTGCAATCCTTTCAGCTGGAAGAACGGCTGGAATAAGTAGGAACGCTAAGATCTATGCACTTAAGTGTTTTAACAGTGGTTTGTCTGGTAGTTACACTGATATCCTAGGTGCTTATCAGGCAGTTATTGATCACAATGATAGTGGTAATGCCAATTATAAAGGTAACAATCGTCCAGCTGTAATCAACTCATCATTCGGACCTACCATCCCTACAGAGACATATCCATATGTTGAACTGAACGACAGTGGTGATGACACTGGTACTGACGAGGAGATCCTAGATGATATCGAGGGTACTATTTCTAGTACAAATAATATTATTATAGTCAGGTCAGCTGGTAATGGTTTCAAGAATAGCAGTGATGCATTTGCTGGACCTATACAGGGTAAGTGTATTGCAGGTACTAGAACTGCAGGTTATGCAGACAACAGTACAGGTGGTATCAACAACGTAGATACAAACCAGAATAAGATATCTGTTGGTGCTACAGAATATAATGACAGATGGGCAGACTTCTCTAACTATGGTGGAGGTGTAACAACTGTAGCACCAGGTGCTAGAATTCTTACACCACAATATGACTGGACTGCTAATACACCATATACAAACGCTGCAAACTATCAGACCATTGCAGGTACATCATTCTCAGGTCCTTTAGTCACAGGTATTATTGCAGCATGGTGTGGTAAGAATGGATATACATTGAGTACAAATAATTTACCTGGTCTTGCCAAGACATTCATTAGAACTGGTGGAGCATCAGGAGATATAACAAGAGGTGCTGTATCAAGTTACCCTACTAATAGTATTGATGATAGAAGACTAATAGACAATCCATTTGAAACATTAGCTGGATCTCAGTTCCTTGTTGTTAAGTTTGATCCAGCCGACGCTTCTCACTTTATTGGTAATGTTGGTAGGAAGTGTCAGTTAAGAACAACAGGTTCAACAGCTAGTATGACAGTTGGTGGTATTGACGTTGCTGCATTATCACAGAGTGGATGGTTAACTATTCAGGCAGAGAGTGCTGTTAATAATACTATTACTGTACAGAACTCTACTAATGCTACTGCAGGTACAACAGGTGGTGGTACTGGAAACTATTTGGCATTGGTTAAACCAGAAGAGAAAACACATGAAAGTATTGATGGCGTAGTTTCTAGATCAGTAACACTGAGATCTCAAACAGATACACAAGAAGCTGCAGGTACTGGTACATATACTAATGTAATATACTATCCAGTAGATAGTGGTGTTGACTTTAAGTATGATGAAACAGGTCCTTCACTAACCACTAAGCGTGGTGCATTCTTCCCATTTGTTGATACCAATGTAACTTGGACAACTAATTCTGGTGCTATAGGATCATTTACTAATGGTCAGAGTGTTAATATTGATTTAGGTTTAACTGGTACTACCTTTGCATCTGAACCAACCTTAGAAGCATATACTCTTAGTGGAGACTCTATCGCTGCGTCTGGATTGGGATTGGATATAGCAACAGGTGCATTAAGTGGTACTGTAACTTCGGATTATCTTGACACTACATTCAACTTTACTGTAACTGAGAATACCACAGGTAATGCTAGATCATATTCATTTATCACAACAGGAACTGGTGTTCTAGTTACTATCACACAGCAACCAAGTGGTGCTTCTGTTGAAGCAGGTTCTGGTAACACTGCTACGTTTGGTCCTGTATCTGGTATTAGTTCTGATGGATCTACCATTACATTCCAATGGGAAGTATCAACTAATGGTGGAGTTGGTTGGTCTAACGTTCCTAACAGTGGTGGATATAGTGGAGCAACAACAAATACTTTAACAGTAGATGATGACTTCTTGAAGAACACATATCAGTTCCGTTGTAAAATGGATACTAATACTGCTGTTCAACCATCATACACAAACGCAGTTACATTAACAGTATTCAGAACTATTACTATAAGTAATCAACCAACTAATCAGCAACCAATAGCACCTGC